TGAACCTGGCAAATTAGTAAGACCAGAACCATCACCAACAAAAGCATTTGCTGTAACAGTAGCAGTTGCGGTTACATTACCAGCGTTATCTAAGCTAACGCCTGATCCGTTACCATTACCATCAGTAAGTTCTTTAGCAGACGCACTGAGTTCAGCATTGTCGGTTGTCTTTATTAAACCTTTATAGGTATCTTTTATTTTATTGCCTGTTAAACTTGCCATAATTATTTATTTCTGTATTTATCATAACATATTGCTAATGCCTTTTGTTTACCGTATTCTCCGCTAATTTGAACAATACATCTTTGGATGAAGTCCCTTTGCTTTTCTCCTGTTTTTGGATTTGGTATTGGCATCTACTTAAAAACTGTTTTAACTTGTTTATGTTTTGTTGTTTCGGTTTATATCTCATAATACCCATCCATTGAAATTATCAGACTTATCAGGATACATTCCATCTTGATTAGACTCATTATATTCAGGATAGCTGCTGCTATGATCGATTATATAATCTAAAAATCTTCTAGTATAAAACTGAGCTTTACTCTTTGAGTTCTCAACTAGATAATGTATTTCTTCCATCGAAGGAGTCTCTGAAGACTCGCTTCGATGTTTGTAAACACCTCCGTTACTTACTTGATAAGACGCAAACATATAATAGTCTGACTGAGCAAACCATATAAGCATCGGTGTAATGTAGTCGTTTAGGAGTGTTTTGTAGGCTGCATTTGCAGAGTCGTCTATAGTGTTACCAGTAATCAAAGTAGATATCTTATCATACAGACTTGTACCTAAATAATTCTGAATATGAATATCCTGGCTTACTTCGATGAACTGAATAAACTTATCAGCATCTACAGACCCACCTACAAGTGATTTTCTCCTTAGGTCGTTAGTCGTTATGAACAGTGCTTTCGCCATCTTCCTTCTTTTTAAATAGTGACTTTACTCGATCTATTGCAGACAGTTTTTCTCCTGTCTCCTCTTCACGCTTAATCTTGGTTTCAATGTTATCTAATTGAGTGAACTCAATAGGTTGTAGAGTAACAAAGTATAGGTTTAAGTCAATCTCATTAAACTCTAACATAGTCTTCAAACACTCTATAATCTTTTCTTGGAATGGTCTTATGACAATATTATCCATAAGTACTGAAGCTGTTCTAAGCTCTTCCGCATTATTACCAAACCCTGTATTATCTTTTATTCCAAGAAGTATCGGAGAAACAACTCTGTGACCGAGCATAATTTTCTCACGAGCCTCATCAGAAAGGAACTGATACTGTGCGTGTGCATCTGGGAGGTGTATAGGCTCTATGTCAGCTTGACGATCTGGGTCTTCATTGAACGCTAAAATGAATTTACCTGAGTTAGACGTTCCCCCGAATTTATCTTGGATTTTGCTTTCAATTAGTTGTTGAGCCTCCTCATCAGGAACTCCGTTGTTGAAGTTGATTAAGAGTGATGGCTGTAAGCCGTTTAATATGTTGTTTATGTGGTAGTTAGAGACCTCTTCTTCCAATGAACAGTACTGTAAACATCCGTGATAATCTACAGGTGCATAGTAATAGAATCCTGGTCTATATGGTTTAATTATATAAAGTTCTCTAAGCTCATTATCTTTTCCATTACCAAATGTAGGTATTCTCTTTGGGCTGTCAGATGTCTTATACTCATTCCATTTAGGGTGATAGTAATATGCCTTTATCTTTCCTTCGTCTGCTTTTTCAGCTCTTAGCGTTTCCATAGGGAAATGCGTAAGAGAAGTAATTCTAGTCTTACTATTATTGTAAACAACTTGAACAGCACCTTGACCAAGCAACTTGTAATCATTAACTATCTTTTTAACTTCTTCGTTTTTCAGTATCATTTTAAAACGAGCAAACATCTCAGGCTTGTCCTCGCTGTCTGTTGCGCTCAATCCCCTTCCGTAGATCATATCTACAATACCATTGATACAACAAGAGTTTGTTGGGCTGCTTAAATAGTTGTCAATCAGATCACCAAAGTAATTGTTGTCCTGTCCATAAGTCACCCAATCATTTCTGTAGTCCTCCTTAATTTCAGGAATAGTATAGCCTTGTAGGTTTACTACTCTAATTGTTCCTGTTGGTTTATTCTTTCTAGGCATATTATATTGTTATATATTTTTCTCCAGTAGGAGCAGCAGTATGCTCTGTATATTTACCTGTGTTTAGTGTCTGCTTTTGCGCTCTATCGGTTTGTGCTGTAACATAAACCTTATCCCTAAACAACAGTGTAGAGCTTTGTTTTATCTCCATAAAATAGATACCACCTTCAGAAAGTATTGAAAAGGTACAAGGAATACTTATGTAATTACCAGAAATTGTTGATGTAAGTCCTGTAAGAGTTTCCGTTTTACCAGTTCCATCCCTTGTAATAACTAAACTAAGATCACTAGCCTCGACATAAGTTCTTGGTATAATCTTAATTGTTTGTTCGTCAGTAGACGGAAGTAATACTTTCATATATATATAACTTAAAGAAGCGTTATTTGTTTACAAAAAAGCCCCACCATAAAGGTGAGGCTTACTGCGTTTAAGAACCTACTATGTTTAAGAGTTAGTTCCTTGAACTATTGTTACTGTACCAGATAATCCAGCGAATGGATTTGCAGCAGTAGCACCTTCTAGGAAGTTAGCAGGAAGCACCTCTTGACCTGTAAGAGTCAATGTGTATCCGCTTAAATCTCCCATTGCAGCACCTGTTACAATAGTACCTCCACTTACGTCAGCACCGTGTTCTAATCCCATCATAAAGGCATTGCCATTATAATCTTGTACAACAACGTGAGGTCTTCCGAATGTTAACAATTTCAATTCCTTGTGGTCTTGAACTGTTAGTTTATGAAGTGTTAGGTTTAGTGTTTGCTCATAGAAAGTTGTTCCATTCTCTCTCGATGCGTTAATAGTTTGTTCAAAAGAAGAGTTACCTTTAACATCATATTCGAAGGCACTAACAGTCCCTAAGTCTTCAATAACATCAGTATCTGTACTATCAAAAACAGTAGTAATAGATCCAAAATTAAAGAAATAAACAGACTGAATACCACCAACTACATCTTTGCAGGGTTCTTTTCTTCCGAGTGTTAAATCACAAGCCATAATTATTTAAGTATTATAAAAAAGGGTGGGTAGGTTTTAAGGCTTACCTACCCCTTTTAGATTAGTGTTTAGGTTTATTAAGAGTAAAGTACAACGTCTGCACCTACACCTACTTGTACACCAGCTGTATAACGGGCAACAAAACGTACATTCTGTGAACCGTCAATATCTGCCATATCAATAACCTTGATTTCATTTCTGTCATCAAGGATGCCCGTGCCAAAGAATAAATTTGACTTACGTGCTGCAACAGCGTTGTTAGTGTTTAGACCACTTGTTACAAACATAGGGATACCTTGGAAGTTCATTTCCGTTTGTCCTACGTTGTATAGTTCTCTATACCCTAAAGCAGCTTGTGCTTGAATGTATGCTTTAGCAATTGCAGTTGATACATAAAGAACTAAATCATCAGAACCATATACACCACTAGGAATGGCTGTGATAATCTTATTTAACTCTGCAATAACGTTAGAAGCATCTACCGATGTACCTGTAACGTCTACAACTGTTGCATCAGCTTGTAAAAGTGGTTTAAGACCATCAAAGTTACCTTCTCCTGCTGCACCACCCCAAATGCTAGTTTCTGTTGCTTGTGCTATTTCAGCACCTACACGTGCAATAACAAAGTCAGAGAATAAAGGAGGTAGGTTATCAAAAGCACTAAAGCCCATTTGAGCAGCTTCCCAATCTGCGTGTAATTCTTTCTTACAAATCTGTAAGTTTACTTGCAACTCTGTTGGTGTAAGTACTTTTTCTGTAAGTGTCATTCCCGATGTTGTAGCATCAAAATCACAGTCAGCAGAACGTACTAAGTTAGTAAATGCTCCTACTTTCATAGCAGCTTTATATTTGATGTTAGGAAGAATAGTAATTGCTCCCTCATCTAAAGTTTTAGCCGAGAAAAGCGATGCAGCAATATATTTTCCTGCAAACTCTCCTGCGTAACTTGTTGTAATAGTTGGATTTGGCATTTTATTTTATTTTATTTTAGTTGGTAATTTTAGACATTACTATGTCCATTGTTGTTTTACTTCTGTTTTTTGCAAATACTTGCGTAGGTTTTTTAGACACCACTGCCTCTGGATTGTGAGATAAAGGTTCTACAGCAGGCTCCTGATTTGATAGTTCTGTTGGAACTTCCAATTCTTCTTCCTTTTGTGCAGTAAGCTCTTCAATCATACCTTTTACTTCAGCCATAGCTTTAGCAAGGTCTTCTTTAGTAACATACATATCCATTTTATCATCTTCTTCCATTACTTCTTCTTCAGTTTCCTCTAACTCTTCAGTCATTTCAACTTCTTCAGTCTCTTTAACTTCTTGAGCAGCCTCAACTTGAATGTCTTTAGTCTCTTCAGACAATTCTACTTGGTCTTCAACTACAGGAGCTTGCTCTTCAGCAACTTCTTCTTTAGTTTCGGTACTAAGCAAAACGTTCTTGAATCGCTCTACAATTTCGTTAGCTTTCATATACGAATTAAATAAGGTTAAACAATAATTAACTAATTATTTAACTGAAATAATATATGTTTGTTGTATTTTTAGGGTAGGTCCCAGTTTTTATCTTCAGCCTCCCAGTTCCGATTCATATCCTCCCAAAAGTTGGAATCCCCCAGGCTTACAGATCCTATACCTTGAGCAAGAAGAGATCCGTCACAGCATTTTATGCTATACGTCCTTCCATCTGGACATAAACACGCTCTACGCCCCCCTCTGGGGCTAGAGTGTGATGCTGTTACATACCTTTTTCTTCTCATTTGCTTGATTTAGGGTGTTTTTTAGGCAATAAATCGTAATCTGTAGTGTATTTTGCGTTCTGTGGACGACCATTCTTTACTAAATACATATATGCGTTGACTCTTGCGTGCGCCCATTGGGATGCTGACTTCACGTTTGGAGAGTGCGAGGTATTAAACGCTCCTAAACCCCTCTGAAACACTGAAGAAAGTACTCCTACAGTGACTCCATAGCCTAGTTTCTTTTTATATTTATCGTTAAAATCGTCTGCTTTCTTTTGTAGGGATGCACGGTCTTTTTTAGAGACCTTAGCACCCGTTTTTCCAGACGCATCGCCTTTTGCGGACCCCTCACCCTTTGGTCTAGGGTTCGGAGTGTCCGATTTGGGAGCTTTAGGGGAACTTTTGACGCCACCCTTAGGTCCTATCTCCGCCATTTTCACGCATTTACCGTAAACCTTTTTATAGCCCTTTGGGCATTCGTCTAATTCTTCTAATTTATGCTCTTTACAGGGCATATACCAGGTTTTGCCCTCAAATTCGTGTGTGTGATGTCCTTCGCACCCAATATCTTGAGCGGCTTTCTCTGCAAGTTCTTTTGTAGCGTATGCAAGCCTATCGTCTATTATGGCATTGTTTTCATCAATTACCATAGATGCAAATTCACCCCTTCTGAATTGCCTCATTTTTCTTATAGCCCAATTTACGCCTTCAGTACCTCCCCAGCCTAACCAAGCAACATATCCTTTGTCTTTCCAAGGCGTTCCTCTTAGGTTTGGCTCTATAGTAGCGTTTCTACGATGTCTATTGAATGAAGCCATCCTAGCAATCGTTGATCTACTGATTTTTTGACCCTTAGCGAGCTGATTGGCTCTTCTCCAGCCCACCCTGGTCATTCCCTTAACCTCATCACGACCATAACGCAAACGCCAATTAAGAACTTTTCTTGCATTTTCTCTTGCTGCTTTAGGATAGTCATCATAAGTTCGTAATTGAACGTCTAAAGCCTCTGTAAGCTCTTCTATTAGTGATAGTGCTTCTAGTTCTTCTCCGTATTCAGGAAGTTGTTCTTGTGGACGCTCCATAGCGTCTGCAAAGTGTCCTTCTATACTAAAACCTTTTACTTTACCTGTTTTAACGTAATCTGACCATACTGATTCGTCATAAACCTTCATAGAAACCATCCAGGTGCCGTTAGGCAGATCAAAACCGTATTTACGAGACTTGTCCTGATTTGTATCGTCTATAATCCAAGATTCTACTACAGATAAGCCTTCTAGGTCTCCATCGTGTTCTAAAGTAGCGTTATTTTGATATCCTTTAGTCAGGAAAAGCTCTGAGGCTTTTCTGACGGTATCTTCTGAGAAATAAATGTAGTATTCATCGTCTCCAGTCTTTCGATATATCTTTTTATTAGGAATTAGAGCAGGACCCATAAGAATCTTTTTCTCTTGATCTACCTCCGCTAGTTTAATTTCTTGTGAACTAAGCATAATGAAGTCTTCTTGTATTGCTGGGTCATCTACAATTGAAATGGCATCTATTCCACTGATTTCGTTTTCCTCGTCAATTATAAGCTCGATTACTTTTATTTCTTCCATATATAAATAACTTATTAAGTTGCTTTTTGTTCTTATCCTAGAGATGAAGTTCTTTGTCTGTTTCTATCTAATTCTTGCTGAGTAGTAATATCTTTGCCGACAACAAAAGCTCTAACTGGTTTAGATTCCGCCCCTGCAATAGTTTGCGCTAATTGACTTTGGTCTGTAGCGCCTACTACGTTGAAGTCAGGAGCTTCAATTGTTCCTCCAGAACTAGCTCCGCTACTTCCTGGACCTCCACCAGATGATCCTCCTATACTTGATATTGCTGATCCAGCCTGCGCTACAACAGAAGCAATGTCTATACCAAGACCTATATTGTTTGCTAAGATCAGCTTTTTAGCAAAAGCCCCTGCGAATGGATTAAATGCGGATGCTGCAAAACCTGCTGCCGCTATCGCCCTGTTTGACTTTGTAGTAGCAATTATCATTTCGCCTATTGCAGCGGCTTTTTCAGCTATTATAGCAGCAACCATAACACCTCTATTTTCAACACCTAGACTCTCTAATATTAAACCAATACTCCTTATACTATCGACTGTTCTATATGCTGTGTCTATTTTAAATTGCTCGATGAGAGCGTTAGCTTGAGCTACATTTTTTTGTTGTTCCAGGAATTCTTTTGAGAATTGCTTAAACTCATCCATACCCGTTTTAGACGACTCAATAAGCTCTTCTCTTGCTAACTTTCTTAATCTGAGCTGCTCTACAGTTATACCTGTAAATTGAGCTTCTACAAGCTCCATCATAGTGTAGTCATTATCTAAAAACTCAGCAAAAGGTCGTAACTTCTTTCTTTGTCTATTAGTTTCTTCTACATATCTTTCTTGTATAGATACCCTTTCATCTATAAGTGAATTTAATAGTGATGACTGAAATTGTTTAGTAAATGGATCTACCGCCTCACTAAGAACTTTATAAGATTTTTGTATTTCACCACTTAATTCAGCTAATCTAATAAAATCCGATATAACTCTATTCAGTCCAGTTTCAGATGGGTCTGTATTTGCCTTTAACATCTTAGCAAATTGAGGAAATTCAGATGAAAGTCTTTTTAAAGCCTTTTGAAGTTCATCACCAGTTAATTCTTTTAATGTATCTAGTGTACCTCCTGCTGGTCTAAATCCAAGCGCTTTCATTGCAGCTAATTCAGCATCTCCTAACGATGTTGTTAATGCTAATACTTTTGTGTTTGTTTCAGCAAATTCATCCGACAACTCTTTAGTAGCCCTTTTAGCTTTTTCTGCAGATTTAGAATAAAAATCTAAAGCCGTTAGTAACGCCTGAAAAGCAAGTACAGCACCAAGCGGACCTCTTAATTCTTTAATTAAACCTTTTATAGTACCACCAAACTTACCTAGCCCGAAAGCAGTTTCCTTAGTTTTGGATTGAAGCGTTATAAATAAGGTAGATAACTGAGATAAGTTGTTTGTTATAGCGTTAATACCATAAGGCATATCCGATATAGTACGACTAAGTTCAGTAAGAGTTGCTCCAGCTAAACCAGCGTTGCTATTAGTTTGTCCCAATCCGCCACTGGCACCACCCAAAGAACCTTTTAGTTTCTCTGCTGCTGTATCTAATTTTACAAACCCCTTTGTTAAACCATCTATATTTGCTTTGACTTGTCCGTCAACCAGCTTTATTTCTATTAGATATTCTCCTTTTCCTACTGCCATCTTTTGTGTTTTTTAAGTGCTTCTTTTAGTGTTCTTGGTGCTTGATATTTTCCTTTGGCGATGTCTATATAAGGAGACACGCCATAGTAATCATCTAACTTCAATAAGTCTAAAATGTGTTTTATCATTCTATTACTATGTTTAAGAGTTCTATTTCACTTTCACCTGTAATAAGGTTAGTATTAATGCTGTTTATTTGGTGTTTTCTTCCCTTATATATAAACTTGTCTGCAAGCGTATAATTTAACAGTATACGAAGAGGTAAACGTGCTTTTATATTTATAATTCGATTACTTTTAGTAAACATTTGTTTTATATATGTTTCGTAATACTGTTTAAACAATGTATTTAAAAACTCATTACCCTCATACTCATTCTTTTCTGGCTTAAAGTTTATGTTCTTTTTATTGGTACCTGTTATAGCTATAGAATTTGACGGTATGTTTATAGATCCGTTTATTTGCTCGTGAGCAGTAAATGAGTCTGAAGCATTTATTTCAGTAACAAGAGATATAGGGTTTGCCGATACGTTGTGATATACAGGATAAAATAATAATGGCTCTCCAATATAACTATCATAATCTCCTGTAGTTCTATCGAAATTGTCGTCAGCAGAATACCCCCATTGTACAATGGTTTGTGTTGACCCATCATTAAGATCTATAAGTCTTTCAAACTTCATATGACCAAATGGAACTTCTACAGTATATGTTTCACCAGATAGATTAGTGTTTACTTCAGGTAAACCAACACTAGAAAAACTTAGCCTATCAAAATTCTCTTCTGCCCACCCTTGTGCAGACAACTGCTCGTGTTGTTTAGCAAATAATGTTTCGGTTTCTTTATACTTAAAATTAACTTTTCTAAATGGTAGAGCAGAGTCTGATGTGCTACTTTCTGAAGAAACAAACTCATCTATATTGTATGGGTTTCCTGATGATTGTTTATCTATATAAAACTCATCTAAAGTATCTACATATATCTTTCCGTCATCCTGAACAAAAGCGGTCAAGTTAAACATCTTAAACAAACCTGTTAAGAAGTCTATAATGGTCATATCTGGAATTTGCTCTGGTATTGAAAATGTCTGAACAGCAGCTATAGTTGGACTTGATGTAGACGTGTGTCTATCAACCCCTCCTGAAGGAGCGCTTTCACCCTGATATTCTACAACCCATTCATAATCTGTAAAACTCACTGCTGAAGATATAGATATTGAAACCTGATATTCAGAACCCCCTGAAATAATACTATCTAAATTTAATGTTGTATCTCCTGAAGATATTGTACTCGAATGAGCAACAACACCGTCTCTTGTTATTTCTATGTCAAATGAAGCAGATGCATCGTCAAAGACCAAATCAAGTCTAGTAAATACAAATGTAGAGTCTACAGCATTAAGTTTGAGTGTTGATGTGTTTGTAATAGAAGAATGTGTTTGACTATTTACTGTCCAGTTAGCTAAAGGAACGGTGACCTGGTCAGGCAAAGAAGGATCTTCAACATAACCCTTTTTTCTGTGTAGCCACATAAATAGATTAAAGAACGAGTCGTTACTATCGGTAAAGAAATCTGATGTGAAATCTATCTCAGTATACTTAGCCTCTATAGCCTCTATTATCCTTTGGACCCTTATAGCATATTTTAAATTGTCCCATCTTACTCCGTGCTTTTGACCAGTGTTTTTGTAATATATATTACCAACATCTGCAATATCCTCAGTACTGTCGTAATACAGTCTCTGTGTATGTGTTATAAGAGGAACTATCAGGTCGTTACTAGCGTTGCTAGAGTCTTTAGTTAGAAACTCTTTTATACCATCATTGGTTCCGTCATTTTTTGATATATATTTTTGGTTCAAGGAAGATAGACTTGTTAGAGAGGAGAGCTTGTCATCACCAATAATATCTTTAAGTGAAACGGTATTTCCAAAAAAGGTTATCCTATACCCATTAGGTTTATTATTTTTCATATCTACTCCCTCAAGAGTAACAAAACCTGTCTTGAATGGTATATTGTTTATTTCTATCCTTGCATTATGGAGTAGTCTAGAATCATATCCATCTGATATATCCGCATTATAGAAGTGTTTAAAGACCTTGTTATTTGTTCTTGAGGCAGGTACAGTAAATGATTGTGTGAATTCAGTAAATACCTTAGCTATATCCCTTACATCCTGTATAGTGTCTGTAAGACTTATATTCTCATCTTTAAATAGGTCTAGACGCTGTAGAACGCCAGAAGCGTCTTCAGCGTATATTTGAACAGTTCTATTCATTATCTAACATTATTTATTACGTCTGAAGCGTGATTAAACTCAATAGCATATTGAACTAACTTATCGTTTGCGGAGGTCTTGAATGTAAGTGATTTTGTAGATGGTGTAACAGGGTGTGTTGTACTTCCCTGAGTAAGCCACACGTGTTCACTAAGCATAAGCTCTTCTATTGCATCATTGTATCCTTCGGTTACGTAAGGTGTGTTAAGGGTTGTCTTTTTAGCAGCATTAATATTAAATGTTTGAACTTGATGGTCAGTAGCACTGTAACTAGCAGTAGCGTAGTTAAGTATATTTCTTTTATAATTTTCACTTGTTGTATTTATATCTTCAGTAGATTTATGGAAGAAATACATTTCCTGTAAAGCACCAAATCTATTTAAAAATGTAATCTTAGATGAACCAAATTTTGTATCACAAACCCTGTGTATTATAAAAGTCCTTGAAGGGCTTCCTATAGGCGCCGTTGTGTCTGTGCCAGTAAAAGTTACAGTCCCCCCTCCATAACTTACGGGTATATAACCACTAGTGTTTGGTGGCATATAAACATCTAGGTTAGTCTGTAAGGCTGTGCCTAAACTCGTACCTGTGATTCCTGATATTGTTGGACCTACAGCTGTACTAGAACTTGTAACTGTATCAGTAAACTTTCCATATCCGTCATAACCTACATCTCCTACAGAACTTTCTACAGTTGGATTACCAGTTCCATCAACAGCATCATATTTCGTTATTTGTGTACTTATAGATACAGTTTTAGCTGGATTGGAGTCTCCAAAGGTATGTTCAATGTAATCCCTACATAACTCTGCTATATCAAATACAACCACGTTGTTTATAGCATTTTTGA